ACCATTGGTAGTCTTTATTCCAATGGTTTGGGTAAGCTAATAACCGCGCGGTTGGCCTCAGCGGGCTATGACATCAGCTCCCTTCAAAAGGAGCATGGTGACCTAGCCAAAATCGGCAGTGCAAGAAGAACTCTTGTTACTGCCGATCAATCGCTCGCAAGTGATAATCTCACGTGTGAGTTGATTGACCGTCTCCTACCAGGACGTTGGGCGCGAGCCCTTAGTCGTGGACGGATCGGAAGGATACGGAGTCCTTATTTTCCAGAAATCGAGACAAAGACTTTCTCGACTATGGGGATAGGGTTTACGTTCCCGCTGCAAACGTTAGTGTTTCTGGGCCTTCTCAAAGGTATATCTCTAGAATTCTTTAAAAAGAATCTTAGAGTTAGCGCGTATGGGGACGATTTGGTGTATGACCACCGTCTTCATCCGTTTGTGACCGTTTTGTTTCCTAAATTCGGTCTCATTATAAACGCTGATAAAACATACTCAGAGGGAGGCTTCAGAGAATCCTGTGGATCAGATTTCTTCCACGGGGTGGACGTTAGACCTTTCCAACTCGGAGAGGTCGATAGCAATTTTTTATCGCGTAGGAAATACGAGGCGTTCCTTTACACAGCTATCAACGGCTTGCGCCGAAGATGGTTGGATGAGGAAATACCTGTCACACTTCGCTTGCTAGGGTCGCACATGCACTCTATAGGCATTAAACCCTATATTGTGCCTAATGACTTCCCTGACACTGCTGGTGTGAAGTCTCTACATCCTTACACCCATCATGAGTTTTTGATGGATTGCAGGGAACCAAAAGGAAGGCAAAATGGCCTTATTAAGTTCAAATACCTGCGATTCATTGCAGATAGGAGAACTGAAGATCGACACGAACCTTACCTCTGGAACGCCCTTCAGCAGCTTTCAGCTGATACTGGACACTGTACAGAACATCGTAACGGATCCGTGGGCGCTATTGCTTACCTTCGCAGTCTTCGTGTTTGTGAAGACACGTTCTACGAAGAAGTAAGTGAGAGACAACCAGCCAATTACCGATCGAAGCTGACCGGAAAGAGGCTGCGTAAACGCGATACCCTCATCCCGATTTTGGGACGTGGGCGCTATCGTGAACAGCTTGGGTCCTCAAGCCATTGGGCCTAAGGCACTACGACTCCTTGCTTAATTGCTTGGTGTCATGCAAATATCCTCCATGGTTACCTTTGGGTGATCTTGGTTGATCAAGG